GCGGCGCGATTTGTTCGGTTTCCTGCACATCGGATTTTCCCATTCTCAAAAATTTGATTTGTCGAATTTCCGAAGTGATGCGCGTTGATATTACTTTCACAATGTTCATGATCTTTTTTTTTTAATCCGTTGCAATTGGATGAAGATTGATTCCATCAAATATGTTGATTGGTGTGGCATTATCATAAACTTCCGGCATCACACAATTCCATGTGGCCGTTGTTTTTGTTTCATCACCGTTCAATGTTACCGATTCAATATAAAATCGGCGCTTTGTAAATATGAACAATTTCGGCGCAATGATTTCAATGATGTTGTTGGGCCGAACTACTTTTCCGCCAACCTTCCATTGATCCGTGGTGATCGTTAATTTCACCGCACGCAATTCATCGGCCAATGCGCGTTTCGATGCATCAATGGTATCATTATCATCACCGGATGATTGTGATTTCACCGTTTCGCGAAATACGTTTCCGGCCACCAACGGATTGCGAACACGTTGTTCACCCGCGTTTCCGCCTTCTTTTGATGCTTGCTTTTGCAATGTTATATATTTATGCATTGATTGGCCATTCACTTCAAAATCAAATGCCGTTCCAATTGGCGTTGGCTTTGTCAAATCAAACGAAACGATCGGCGGCGCATTTGTTTTTGCTTCCGTGAACAATAAATTTCCGGCCGCATTGTGCGAAATGATGATGTTTTTTTGGCTTGCTAAACTTGACAAATAATCCTTCACCGATGATGTTTCGGATGCCGTTGATTTTTTGAATGATTTGTTCATTTTCGAAACAACCGATGGATCGATTTCCATATCCAACCGAAATGGCCGGATCAATTTCGATGCAATTTGTGCCAATGATAGGCCATCGGATTGCAACGGATATAATGATGTAGGGATTTCACAATCTTCTAAAACGCCCGGAAGTGAATATCCTTCAAATTCGGCCATGTGTGGTTCCGATGATTGGCGGAATTTATGGTTCAAAATGTACCCGGTCAATAATAATTCACCATCAAATTCAACCGTGCATTCATGATAATGGCCCGGCGTTGTTAATTCAACATGTTCCGGATTATTCGGATCAAACCAAAATTTGAAATTGAATGTTGATCCAATTGCATCATGAACCAAATTCAATGTGAATTCGTTGAAAAACCGAACACGGCGGTTCAAAAATCGATCGTTTATTTTTACTATAAAACCCATATTTTCAAATAAAATATACTAATTTACGGCCCTTTTTTATGATCAAATATTCATTTGATCCAATGTTGTTTTGTGCAATGAACGCATCGATTGTTGAATCATTCACGTTCAATCCATAAAATCGATGCGCCAACAATAAAACATTTGAATCCGCTTCCAAAATCAATGTTCGTTCCTGCTTTGATGTTAATGCAATATTGAACAATTGTGAAACCGCATAATTCACCAACGTGTTCAATGCGCTTTGCGAATTATAATCCGGAATAAAACTTTCCGGATCACCGCCGGTTCCGGTTTGCAAAAAATCCAAATTTTCAATGTATTGATTATATATGTTCATCACCGATTCAATGGCATTCAACACATCTTTTGTGGATCCATAATCGTTTTCAATTGGGTTCACGGTTGCATTGATCATTGCACCAACAATTGATCCGGCATTCGTTTCATAAATTGATTTTGAATTCGGATCAATCAAATCAACCAATTGTTCACCCAATGCGGAAAATTGATTGGCCAATAAATTCAACCGGCCACGTAAATTTGAAGCAAAGATCGCCGGGAAATACATCAAATCAATCATTGATGATGCAGCCGCCAACGTATCGGATCCCGCGTTCAATGCTTTTGATAATGCATCATTGAATTGATTGAAATAATCATTGGATTGTGTTCCGCTTAAAACTTCGGCCGATCCTATTTCATAAACCGTGGAAATGTTGTTTTCCATTTGATTAATATCCGCAACACCCGGATCCACATTTGCAGCAAATGCGGCCGCCGTTGTTTCACTTAAATTCGCAACATCATTTTTCGTTTTATCCGTTGGATCAAAATCAATTTCCGGTGCATTTTCGGTGATCGTTTCAATCACTTCAACCATTATTTTTGAAGTGTTCAAACCGGATGGATCAATCGTGATTGATGAAGGTTGAACCAACAAATCACCGAACATCGGATGGAACACACGCCACGGCCTGCGATCATCCGCCGAACGTTCAAAATCAAACGCAACATCCAAATGGTTTTCACCTTGAAATGTTAATTCCCACGAATAGCGCGCGCCCTTTGCCAATTCACGTTTCACCAATGTTCCTTTTATTTCAGGGAAAACAAATTCCGCAAAATTATAATCAATTTTTTTTGATGAAATCATATATAATGGCCGGTAAATTTTGCCATCACCCGTGGTGATTTCGATGTTTGTTTTTATTTTTTCGATCCAACTCATTGCATGTGTTTTTTGATTTGCCTTTCGGCTTCTTTGAAATATATTTCATCGGCTTTTTGCCGTGTTTTTTCAACCGCCTTTTCCATGAAATGCGTGGCCTTTGCGATCCTTGCTTTTCGGCCCTTTTCAAAACTATAAATTGCCGCCAATTTGAATTTCCAATTTGTTCCCGCACGTGATAAACGATCCACACGGAACAATGTGTTTTCATGTAATATGTGGCCACCTTTTCCGGCAAACACAACGGATTTGATGAACTTTTCGCCGGGTGTTTTTCCCTTTGCATCATCCACGCGAACCACATTTTTGATCCCGCGGATCCGGTTTCGCCGTGAAACAACACGATCCGGTGATTTTCCCGTTCGCGCTGCATTCATTGGAATGAACGAACGGCCCGGAATAACGCCGCCCGATTCTTGCTTTTCCAAATCATCAACCGCGGTGTTGGTTCCGCCAAATGGCACAAATCCAACCGTGGATTTCATCGAATCAACATCGAATCCACGGGCCGTTTCAACCCGTGAATTCGCTTTGAAAAAATTATTTTGGCGGATTGTGAAATGGCTTTTGGCGGATTCGGGCATGGTGTTTTTCTTGACGTCAAACGCCAAACCATTCAATGTTCCACGAACCGCGGATGGAAATGCCGATTTTGGCAATTTTTCCAACTTGTTTGTGTATTGAACCAATGCATCCGTATCAACGTTTAATTCAATGTTCATCCGTTATTTATACACAATTATTCGAATTGGTGTTCCAACCATCAATCCGTTTTTATGAATTCCATTTTCTTTTGTAACAATTACAATGTTGTTTTCGGTGTTTCTACTGATCCGGAATGATGATTCCGTGGATCCATTTTCAGAAATCCAAACGTGCGTTTTTCCAATTGGAAACGCATCAATCAAATTTCCATAACAAACACCCGCAAACGCCGTGTTCCACACGATGTTTCCAATCGTGTTTTCATTCGGAACAATCGTGATGTTTCCCTTTGGATCCTGCGTGATCAATCCGGTAAATTCCCGGAATTGATAAGCCTTCCGGCAATACTTAATCCAAAAAAATGCGTTCAAAATAATACTAATAAAAAACAATGTCAAATCCATGATTTCTTTTTTTTTAACCGATTAAAACAAAACGAACATTCACCGGTGAACCGTATGGTGCGCCAAACAATTCCAATTCAATATCACCAACGGCATTGATTTTTGCATTCACCCACCCATTCGCACCAATTTGTTGGCCCGCTAATAAACGCCATTCATTCGGCACATTTTCAATCCAACATTGAATGTGAAAATCAACCAATGGTTTTGGTGTGGCCGCCGTGAATCCTTCGTAAAATGGATTATAAACACCAAACGCCGCAACAATTTCCGCACGTGTAATTGTTTTTATATCACCATCCAAAATTGTTGTTGTTTGTTTTACAAACTTTTTCGGCATGTTTGCCATCATCGCTTCAAACATTTGAAATCCATTCACCGCGTTATCCTGCAAACCGTTCGCAACCAACCCGGATTGATTGAACATTTTCGCAAAAAATTGGTGATAATCTTCAAGTGTTAACGAATTTAACGGCAAACCATTATTTGTGCCGGTGTTGTCTGTACTTTTTCCAAATGGCCACGTTGCATCGGGTGCCTGAACATTCGGTTTGTTTTCCAATTTAATCATGATTTTTTTTTTTATATATAATTTACAAATAATAGTGCAACACTTTGCACGGGTTTGATTTTCAATATTAATTGGCGGAATTCATCTTTTCGTTCAATTGGAACGTTTGCAAATGTACCCAATGGATCACCACCAACAAAGAAAACGGAACGATAATTTGGCGAAATCGGAAAAAACTGATCCGGAATCGCGTTGATATTATTCACAACTTTGTTTGTGTAATCGAATGCACCTTGTTGGAAATTTCCTTGTTGTGTTAATCCTTGTTGAATTTCAAAAAATAAATTTGGAAATGCGGAATATATATCACCTTGTTGGAAATCACCTTGTTGGCCATCACCTTGTTGGCCCGTTCCGGAATAAACTGAAAGGATTTGAACAACCGTTTGTTCCGGAATATTTTCATAAACAAAAACATTGAATCCGGCCGTTTGCAATGATTGTTGCAAATAATCCCATGATTGGCGCGCCGGAATATCACCGGGATGATTCATTTTTCGAATGATCGCCGCTTTTCGATCCGCCAATGAAACCGATGCGTTGGAAATCAATCCCAATCGGCGTTCCCAATCTTCGGCATCATTCGCCGTAAAATTCGAATTATCCGGAAGGATCGAAAACAAAATTGATGATGCATCATCATACGCGCGGCCCTCACTTTCGGCCAACCCTGCATGCAATTTTTCAAACGCGCCGCCCTTTGGCATATTAAATGCGCGCCCGGTTGGATATAACAACCGGGTTAATTGCTTTATTTTATCGGTTGAATTAGACATAATTAATTGAGTTCAAAAACGGAATATCACCATCCGAAAATGTAAAGGTTGGAAAAACAACGGCATCCACTTCCAATTGAACGGATCCAAAAACACTTCCGGGTTTCGCTTCCAAAATCAAACCAATGATTTTGTTGGTGTCGAAAATATCATTTTTATTTGCAACAATATCGATCGATGAAACAAACGGCCGAACCGTGTTCAATTCCGCTTTTATTGTGTTCAAAATATCGGTTTGAATCGCAGGCGTTAAACCAACAAAACCCGTGATTGTTATATCAATATTCTTTGGACTAATTGGCAAATAATCAATATTATAAACGGCCAACGGTTTGCGTGATGGCCGTGATGCCGTTGGAAGTTCGATTGAATCTTTTACATCCTGCAACATCCCGGCCGGCGGCGTTCCTTTTCCATCCGTTGAATCGGCGATTGTTGCTTCAATAAACAAATTAATTTCATTTGCAAAACCAATTTTTGCGTATGGATATGATTGGAAAACACCTTGCACATCCGCGGCCCAAATTCGATAATCGGATCCGGCGCCACCTTGTGGTTCCAATCGATAAGCATCCAACACCTTCCGGCGATATTCATCAATTGATTCCGCGGCCAACGGTTGAACAACTTCAACGGCCACCGAAACGATCGAATCAATCAATGCCAATGGCGCCGTTGCCGTTAATTGATCACCAATTTCCAATTCGGAATCCAATCCCGCAACCAATGCACGCAATGTGATGAAATCCGGCCCGGCGGTCAATGTGAACGGCGCATCCAAAATAAACAACAAACCCGGATTCGCCGAATCATCATTTGATTTGAATGTTGTTGATGCCGGGATCGTTTGGCCCGGTGTTCCCGTTACCAAAACGGAATATTTTCCCGCCAATGCCGGAAATGGATTTCGGCCCAATTTAACCCGGCCAAAACGTTCCAATGTTCCGCCCATGGATTCGGGATCGGCCGTGTCGGCGAAAATGTTTTTTTGTAAAAAACCAATTAATTTGTAATAAATCCACAATTTTCCGGCCTGAACGGCCGCCTGCGCACGCAATGAATTTTTTCCAAACAATGGAATTGTGATCCCATATTCGTTTTCGAGATCCGCCAAAATAGCGTTGTATAATTGTTGAAGTGTTGGGATATTTGTCATTTTTTAGTTCATTTTTTTTGGTGTCAATTCGCGTTCCGTGGCATCCCAAATATACACAAATTCGGTTGATTCTTGTGTTTCGGGTTCCAAAATTTCAATGTTGATTTCAATGCGATCCGTTGCCGTGATTGATGCCGAAACGTTAACCGTTGAAAATCCTTTGAAAAATTCCAAATCCGTTTTGATGGCTTGTTCAATTTGCAGGCGGGCCGATGAACTCAATGCCGAATTATTCAAAATTCGTTCCGTTGCCGAATTCATTTGAATGGCCGAATTGTTAAACATCAACAATGTGTTTCCCCACCAATCGAACCGTTGTTCCGTTGGCCTGAATTCACGCGTGGATGATTCAACGTTCCCGCCAAATAGTGCCAAATATGGCATGTTTTGAAATCCATCAATCAATTCAAGGTTTGAACCTTTCAAAACATAATCACCGCCATCACCGGTTTCAATCATTTTCAAATCCGCCATATCAATTTTTTATTTCCTTGTTGTATTCAATTTCACACCCGGCCCGGATCCGCCACCACTCACCGTTGTTCCATCCGGCGCGTTCACATTTATATCAATTTTTTGTGTTGATGTTTTGTTCGTGTTCACCGTTGATTCCGTTTCGGTTGCTTTTGGATTCACAACATTTTGTTTTTTCATTTCCGCTTCCGCTTGTTGTTCCGCTAATATATTAGCTTCTGTTTTTAATTTTGCAATTCGCAACGCATTCATTTGATCCGCGGATGTTGCGCCAAAACTTGTTGCACCAATTATTTGATCCATAAATCCGGGGCCTTCATCTTTTAGTTGTTGCGCTTCTTTTAATTTTTCTTTGATCATTTCGCCACGCGCTTCCGCTTCCGCACGTTCTAAAATTGATGCGGTCAATGCTTTTTCCGCTGCATTTATATCATTCAATTTTCCTTCCATCAAATTGAATTGTGCAATGATTCCCGGTTGGATTTCTTCTAATCGTGCCAATGTATCATTGAACGCGGCGGATCCCTTTTCCGCTTTTCGCAACGTTGCAAACAACATTGATGTTTCAACACGCAAATCCAACGTTGATTCCAACGCGCGTGATCTTACTTCACCACTCAATTGTTCGGCCGCCGTTTGGCTTGAAAACGCTTTTGAAAGTACATACACACCCGCAGCCAATGCAGCAACGGCCACAATGATCAATCCAATTGGATTTGCCATCATCGCAGCATTCCACAACCATTGGAACCCGGTGATCATTTTTGTAACAACGCCGGCCGCTTGAATCCCGAATTTATAAATTGCAAACGCTTTTGTGGCCAAACCAACAACAAATGAAATGGCCGAAATGGCCGCCGCTAAACCACCAACAACCGCGGCGATTTTCACAATGATTTTCACCGTTGATTTGTTTTCCTGCATCCAACGCGACATTGATTGAATCACGGGCGTGATCGCAACCACCAAATCGGAAATCAATGGCAACACCGCATTTCCAAGTGTGATTGCCAACGATTGCAAATTGTTTTTCATTTTCTGCATTGATGCCGCGCCGGTTTTCCCTTGCTTATCAAATGCACCATTCACCGCGTTTGCGCCGTTTTGCATATCATCCAACGTGGTGATATATGCACCATTCACGGATGTTGTTAATGCCGTAACACCGGCCAACGCTTCGGTTGATCCCCAAACATCACCGGTTGTGATATTCAATTTTTTGGCCGTTTCGTTCACCGCTTTGAACGAATCACCCAAATTTCCATATTTTTTGATTAGTTCTTCACCGGATGAAACGCCCAATTGTTGGAAAACTGCATTCATATTTTTCGCCGGTTTCATCAACGAAACCATCGATGCTTTCAATTGGTTTTGCGCTTGTGATGCCGGTGTTCCTAATGTAGTCAATGCAGCCGTTGCCGCTGAAAAATCCGCCAATGTAACACCGGCCGATTGAATAATTGGCGCGGATGCGCCGAATGCTTGTGATAATTCCGCGATGTTCGTTTTTCCGAACTTCACCGTTTTGAATAAAATATCCGAAATTTCGGCCGCGCTTTTTCCTTCACCAACGAACGCATTCATGGCGGATGTTAAAATGTTTGTTGATTCTTCAACACTTGACAAACCGGCCGCCGATAATTTGGCGGATGATTCCAATGTTGCCATCGCCTGATTTGCAGGAACGCCCGCCGATCTTATATCATAAAGTGATGCGGTTAATTCTTCAATTGGAACCGGTAATTTCCCGGACATGGCCAAAACTTGTTCACCCATTTGTTCCATGGATTCCGTGTTGGTATCAATCAACGTTGAAATGTTCGACATTGATTTTTCAAATTTCACGGATTCATTTGCAACCAACGCCAATGGCGCAATGATTGATGTGGCAACAACCGCGGATTTTTTTGAAACATCAAACGCCGTTGATCCAACCTTCCGGAATTTTCGTTCCATTCGGGCCATGGATGTTTCCGCCGATGATGCCATTTTGTTCACCGGGCCGGAAAATTTATCAATTGCGGTGAAAACCGCAGGCAATACAAATTGTTTAGCCATCTTTTAAATCATTTATTATTGAAGCCGCCGCCCGAATCCCATCATCCATTTCAATTGCATCATTGAACCAATATTCCAAACCAAAAAAATCTGCATCATCATGATACAGATTTTCAACATCATTCGGTTTCCATCTGTAAACACGAACAACCGAACGGATCATCAAATCAAGGTTGCGGCCTAAAAGAAAAAAACCACCACCGATGATGAAATTCGATAATCTTCCGTATCTAATTGACGTATCACACCAATTGGTTGATCGGTTAATGTTGCGATATACGACAAAACACGCGCATCCGCATCCGTTGATTTTATTCCTTTCATTGAATTATGGATTTCACCAACTTTCAATCGCGGTTTGAATTTCAACGATTCAATTTTTTCACCTTCACCCACGCCAAATGTTAAATTCATGATGATATTGTGATCATCATCCAACATCAATGTTCCATCCTCGAATGATTCAACCAAATGATCGATTGTTTCCGAATTTGATTCGCGGTGTTTATCTTTTACGCGCTTAAAATCCAACCATTTTTCAACCTCAATCCGTGCCACACTTGTGGCGATTGCTTCTTTTTTTTTCATGATATGTGTTTTTATTTATTGATTATGCGATTTTATTCAATTGCCCGGAAACAACCTTCAATGTGAACGTTCCGGCATTAAGATCCGGCGCGATTTCACCAACCGGCCAACCTGATCCCGCAAAAACGGCATCCGCCATTGTTGTGAACGTCCAATCCGCCGCAACCGGCGATTCCTGCAATTGGCGAACAATTTCCGAATCGGAATCCTCACCCGCTGCCGTTGAATTTACGATCACCGCTTCAAACGATCCACGAACGCGGTTTTTTGTCATGATCAAATCACCATTTGATGAAATGGCATTTGTATCATCACTATTCACCAACCCGCCGGTGTTGTACGTGTTACCTTCACCCGATTTTGGGCGAAACCTTCCGGATCCGATCACCGGGTGATTGAACGTGATTTCCTTAATATCACCGTGTACTGAATTTGCCATGATTTTTTTTTTTTAAATATGATTAAAGTGTTCCAAAATTGAATCCCGCTTCCGCCGTTGTGGATGAAATTCGTGCGATTCCCGTTCGTTTGTATCTGAAAAACGTTTCCAAACGATCCGGATTCGTTGTTCCCAAACTTACCAACAATGATTTTTGCATGAATGATGCATCAACGATAAGCGCGCGCGCTTCTAAATTATCGGCATACGTGAACAAAATGGCCTTCCAACCTTTTGGTTTGATCACGCCCGAAACCGCAACCGGCGCATCATCCGCCGCGATTGCCTTATCAACAACGTTTATTTGTTCTAAAAGGTAATAGCCAAAACGGATATTGAAATCCAACATCAAATTTCGGCAATATCTAAATTGTGGAACCGTTTCACCAATTGGATGATATGTTGTGATAAAGTCTTGAACTCTATATTTTCCGCCAATCAAATCAACGGTTGAATTTCCAAGTTTCACGAACACATCACGATTGATGTATGATTCCATTAAACCAATTGATGAAGGCGTTGGCATATCAAAATAAGTTCGGCCCGCAACATCCAAATGTGGTGTGTTTTGTGCCGTTCTACCAAACAACAACGCCATGTTCGCAGCCGCTTCCATTGGATGGCCATCCGATAATGGCGCCGGGCAAATTGCGATTGTTACTTCATTTTTGCGCGCATCCGTGATTGTTGTATCATCCGCCGCCGTTGATCCGGTTAATGCAATGAATGGTTTCATGATTATTCCCGTATATCGGCCCGTTGGTGAAACCGGATCCGGAATTCCATTGAACAATTCCAAAACATCCATCACCGTTGAATTTGTTCCATACGTATTGATCACGATTGTGTTCCAATCGTTTCCGAATAATTCCAATGATTGAAGTATGTTTGCAGGGGTTCCCGAACCGGATTGTGTTGATGCGATCACATACGTGATCCCAACCGTGTTTCCGTTCGTGTTCAATGCTAATTTGATTGATTCCGCCGTTAATCCTTTATATTTTGATTCAACCGTAACAACACCCGCAACAACTGAAACAACCGACATTGGACATCCTAAAACGCCCGAAATCGCATCACCAATTTTATTTGCAATGATTGAAGGCGTATCACCAACGATCACATCAACCGAATATGCCGAACCATCCAATGATGTACGGCCCGAAATACTAACATCGTGAACATTGTTCGCCGTTGCCGTTCCCGTGATTGTGATTGTGAATTTTTTTGATGTTGCCGTTCCCGTGATTTGCGGATATACTATTGTAGGGATCCCACCGATTCCATCACCCGATGCCGGGCGCAAAATACGCATCACATTGTAAATTGGCGAACCATATCCAAAAAGCGCGCCGGCTTGTTGTGCCGATGTTATTTGAACCGGTTCCGTTGTTAATCCGGCCTGATTTGCCGTGTTCGCTTCACCAATTATCGCAATACGTTGCGGCAAATTTGGTGTGATATTTGAAAAATCACCTTTCGTGATTTTATAACCAACCACGCGTGATATTAGTTCCGTTCCTACTGCATCCGATGCCATAATGTTGAATTTTTTATGAATAATTTTCTGAAAACAAAACTAATTGCATTTCAAAGTTCTTTTTTCAATAATTCCATAAAATATGGAAAAATACTTTTGATAAAAAATCAACATTGTTCCACATGTGTTTTTTTTACTAACTTTGTGATTCAATTATCATTGGCCTTTTTCCGGGTTTGTGTTTTTTAATTGATTAGCGTGAAACGTTTCTAAATTTATTTAGGAACGTTTTTTGTTTGTTACCGCATCAACATAATCCGCCCATGTTCCGTTTTGAACTTTATATTGTTTGAACAACTTATCCAAAAATATATCACGAACAACCAACGCATATAATCGGCAATCAAACAAGTGATTTTGATGATTCTTTGATTTTTTCACCCAACGATATTTCCCGCGATTGTCGAAAACTTTGTGTTCCGCTTCGAAATGTGAAAAATAATTGTTCAACAAATATTTTCCATTGGATGGAATTGGAAAATTCATGAATCCGAACGGCTGCATTGAATGATGTTCCGGGTTCCATTTTAGGGCCATGTAATTGGCCAACACATCTTTTGTGTGATTTGATGCCACCAAATAAAGGTTTGGCCGTTCACGTGCGGGCCTGAATGTTCGCATATCCGCATTCAATTTTGTTCCGATCAAAAACGATTCAACATCCGCATCATCATCACCCTTTAATGCCACCACGTTGTGGTTGCAATTATCAATGAATTGATACACGTGATTTGTTAAATATCCGGCATCAATCCCGGTGATGAAAATTTTCATTGTTCGGCCGTTCGTATCACAAACATATTTTTTTGAAATAATATGTTCCAAAATTGGCCACACCGAACGTTCGGCGCCATGTTTATATGTTAATTTTTCGCGGCGTTCCGGATGTTTATCACGTGGAATGAACGTTCCAATGGATCCGTGATCAATCGAATATGTGGCACCCGTTTCCGAATATGCAACAATTTCATAATCCAAACGCGCATCATCTTCATTTTGATCCGGGATTGAATCATCTTTTCCGTTCAAATCACACGCCATGGTGATCATCACAATTTTTCCGTTTCCATCTTCAATGGATTGTTTTTCCGGCAACGATCCGATTTCATAATTGCGCACATTTTTTTGCAATTCATTGGCCGATGTTTCGATTGATGCCGGTTCATACGTTTTGCCCAACGCCAAATTCATGAACGTTTTGGCCTTATCGTGATCAACCGGGCCATCATCCGGAAACGCTTCCATGTATTTCCGCACATAATGCGCCCAATCAAACATGTATGTTGGCGCATATAATGCCGATAAATGAAACGAAACACGGCCCGGATCTTTTGGTTTGGCCGTGGCGATATATTCACCGGCCCGGATCAAATCCATTTTGTTCCGATCATCGAAAAATCCATCACATTTTTGGCACGTATATCCAACCGATTCATGGATCAATGAACCTTCATCATCCGTTTTCCATGTAATTCCGGCCATTTCATCGGGTTTGATTTCACTTTTGATTTGCCATTCCAACGGAATGAATTCACCGCAACACGGGCATGGAATGTGCCATTTTCGTTGATCGCCTTTCAAATATTCCGGTTCAATGTTCGATGTTTGCTTCAATTCAGGTGTTGAAATATACATCAATTTCATTTTTTTGTAATATGCTGCAAAACGTTGTTCGATCATTTCCGCCGTTGATCCGGATGATTTATCCGCCGATTTCATTTTTTCAAAATCATCAATGAATCCGTATTGCATCGAAATGTTCCGCAACATTCCATGATTCGCCGTTCCCAACATCAAATGGCCGCCGGGAAATTCTTTCAATGTATCGGTATCGCCTGATTTTATTTTCCGCGCACGCATGGATGATGATTTGATCAAATGCCGGATCCCGGAATTGTCGATCATTGTATCAATTTTTTTTGCCGATGGTTTCACCAATGATTCGTGGCCAACCAAAAACAAAATGTTTCCCGGTTGTTGTGAAATGATCCATCCAATTCCATTTTCAACAACACCGGTTGAACCACCAATTTGTGATGCCTTCATCCATGTGATAATTCGGGCCGGATGGTTCGGATCCAAACAATCAACGATCGGTTTTGTGTATGGTGAATTTGTATATCGAAACATTCCCGGCATTGGCGAAACATCGGAAGTCATCATCCGGTTTTGTTCGGCCCAATCTGAAGGTTTGATCGATGATAATTGAACATTTGCCGCATCTAAAATTTGAAATATTTGCGTTCTATATTCCGCCACTTGTATTGGATCCCAATTTTCAATCATGGTTCATTTATTTTTTTTTATACAAAGAAAAAATCCAAAATATATTTCCCCGAAGGGAACCGTTTTTTGGGGTATATTCACTTTTTTATTTTTTAAAAGTTAACAAAAACAATGGTTGATTTCCTGAAAACAACCGGCCATTGATCAAAAAAAATCGATTAAAATTTGAAATCATTCAATGAAATTGAGTTCGAAACCGTGTGTGTTTTTTGTTAACTTCATTTTGTATCATTTTTAATTGATTTCACGCGTTTTCATTCATCATCCGAACCATCATCATCACTTTGTTCCGTTTCGGCGCCTGAAACGGCGGAAATGATGTTTTTCACACTTGTTTTGGCATCATTTATTGCCTTTTCATGTGATATGTTGATCAATTCCGTTAACTTTTCGCCGATTTCACCTTCAATTTCGGATGAAATCTTCAATTTGTGGCACAATTCCATGATCAATTCGGTTGCGCCGATTTCATATTGGGTTTGAAATTGATGGCCCAACATCGCAAACATATCAACAACCATGTTTGTTGGCACCAATTCACCGCGCAATTTGGCATTTTTCAACCTTGTTTCCGCCGCTTTTTCTGTTTTATATTCAATTTCAACACGTGTTTTTTCTTTGTTTAACGATGCCAATTCGGATTTCGGAACCTTGTGATCCGAAACGTTCGGCGCATCGTGTGTGGCCCGCATAGGATCCGAAACATTCGGTTGTGGTTGGTGTTGTTTTTGTGGATGATCTTCGATCGGTTCCATTCCTTCGGCCACGCGCCATTTGTTCATCAATTCTTTGTTTTCCGGAATGTTCGAATCAATGTAATCACCTGAAAGGATGATTTTTCCACGCGTGATGGCCATGGAAACATGCGCCGGTGATTTGGCGCAATGCTTTGCGAAATCTTTTTTTGTATATAATGGCATTATTCGCGGATTAATATCGTTTTTGAAACCGGTTTTTTCCTTCGAATGCCGTATTTTCGGCGCGTTCGGCGGTTTTGTTTCGCCAACCAATCGCGATTGGCTGCATCGCGAACACCTTTCGCCAATTCAATTTTGAAAATTCCGCGTAAATAATGCGCATAAACTGAATAAAAAAACAGAAAACAACCGGAAAAAAGGTTGATCATTTTCCCTTTGGTGCCAAATTCGGTGAACGCAACAATGGCGCCCGCCATCAATATCCATTGCATGGCCCATATTAGGGTGAAAATCAATTTTTTCCCGGTTTTACTTTTCATGATTTGCGTATTGGTTAACAAAGATAATCA